TCCAGAAACATACGAATTGTACTGGGTTGATCCTGCAAACATTGAAAAGGTTGTTGTTAACGAAAGTGAAGGCAAAAAGATAGAGCAATACTTTATCAAAAACCTAGAAGCAAACTTTGCAGAGCAAGTAGCAACAAACGCAAGTGGACTACATGCAAGACCATACGGTAGTGGACAAGGCCTAACAGGCATAATGAGTCCTACCAATACAGTAAGCAACAATTACTTAACAGGATCAGTAGATGGTGCAGGCGAAGGCGTACCAGTTGATGCTAAACATGTTGTTCACATAAGTTTAACAGAAGGCATGGATCATTCATGGCCTTTCGGCGTAAGCATACTAGAACCAATTTTCAAAGTGTTCAAGCAGAAAGAATTGCTAGAAGACAGTATTATCATTTATCGTGTACACAGAGCACCTGAAAGACGTGTGTTCTTTATTGATGTAGGTAATATGCCTGCTCACAAAGCACAGCAGTACTTAGAACGTGTAAAATACGAAGTACAGCAAAAACGTGTACCTAACAGCAAGGGCGACGGTAGCAGTGTAACAGACAGTGCATACAATCCAATGAGCATGTTAGAAGATTACTTCTTTGCACAAACAGCAGACGGACGTGGTTCTAAAGTTGATACACTACCGGGTGGTGAGAACTTAGGACAAATAGACGACCTTAGATACTTTAATAACAAATTATTACGTGGTTTGCGTATTCCTGCTAGTTACTTGCCAACAGGACCAGACGATGGAAGTGCTACTTACAACGATGGTAAAGTAGGTGTTGCATATATCCAAGAATATAGATTTGCAAAGTATGTTGAAAGACTACAAAAACAAGTACAAGAAGACTTAGACAGAGAATTTAAACTATTCTTAAAGTACAAAGGTATTGATATAGATAACAGTGGCTTTAGAATGCTGTTTAACAAGCCTATGAACTTTAGTAGTTATAGAGAACTACAACTTAATACAGAACGTGCTCAAATGTTTAATCAGGTTGGTAACTTACCATTCATGAGTAAGCGTTTTGCATTACAGAAGTATATGGGTCTAAGCGACAACGAAATGAAGCAAAACGAAGAGCTATGGCGTGAAGAGAATGATTATCAGAAGTATCAAGATAATGAAAAAGCAGCCGCACTTAAAAACATTGGTATTAGGCCAGAACCAAATGAAATGGTTGATTTAGATGCAGAACCAGACCTTTCTGCCCTTGATGACCCCACTTTAGGCGGAGAAGACATAAATACTAGTGTAGACAATACAGTTCCACCAGCAGAAGGCGAGGGTGTAGTATAATGAAAATAAATGAATTTTACGAACCTAGCAATGATAAAGAAGCAATGCGTTCTGAGGAGGATTCTAGAAAGTCTAAACTAACACTTAAAGAATTGAATAAGTTAAGAAAAGTTAGAGAAATTAGCCGAGCAGAAGAGATAGAACATACAAAATTTGTGAAAGTTATGTATAAAGCTGGTGGCGAAGAGCCAGCACTGTAAGCACACCCACATTAAATCAGAAAAGTCGCTTATGACTGTTTTGATACCAAAAAAACACCATTATAACACATATTTAATAGATTGCTATAAGTAAATGGTAATCATGCAATTCTTACAGGCGTAAGGTTGTATTAAAAACAATTAAGGAGGCCACAATGTCTAAGAAGTTAGAATCAATATTAGAACTTCTCCTTGCTGAAGAAAACGAGAAAGCAGAAGAATTGTTACACGAGTATGTCGTAGACAAAGCCCGTGAACAATATGAAAGCCTACTCGATGATGAGGTAGAGGAAGAAGAAGTGAGTGAAGTTATCGACCAAAGTAATGACTTTGTAGACGACATCACGTCAGACGAAGACGAAGTCCACGCTGATGAAATCGGTGAAGAGGGCGACGACGAAGAAAGCGACAATCCTTTTGCAGACGCAGAAGAGTCAGAAGACGAGTCAGAAGGTGAAGAAGACCTAGAAGACAAAGTTGATGATATCGCTGACGAACTAGAATCATTAAAAGCAGAATTTGAAGCATTAATGGCAGATGGCGATGAGCCTGAAGCTGAGTTAGGTGACGAAGAAGAAGCAGAACTTGACGGTGAAGAAGAACTTGATTTAGAAAGTGTTGAATACGATCTAGATGAAGCTACAGACGAAGACGAAGACGAAGTTGTTGAAGAAGCAACTAAGTTATCTGACAACGTTGCTGCACCTAAAGCAGGCGAAGCAGATTCAACAGAATCACCTTTAACTAAAGCACCAAAAGGTACTAAAGTAGCAGGCGCTGGAACTCCAGTTAAAGCTAAAGACGGTGGCGAAGGTGTCAAAGGCGAAAGTGCTAAAGACCACACACCTACAGACAACATTAAAGTTGAGCCTAAAAAGGCATAAGTAGGAGATTAGATTAAGATGCAATCCAGAAAGTTATACGAATATTTGAATCCTAGTACTGCTAACATGCAGATTATGGAATCACAAGACGGTAAAGACCTTTTCATGCAAGGATTATTCATTCAAGGCGATGTAAAAAATCAAAATGGACGAGTATATCCGAAAGATGAGATATCTAGAGCTGTTGAAAGTGTTCGTACACGTTTAGGCGAAGGCGAAACTGTAATGGGAGAGTTAGATCACCCAGAAGAGTTACAAATTAACTTAGATCGTGTAAGTCATATCATCACTGAGATGAACGTTGACGGTGCTAATGGACTAGGCAAATTAAAAATTATAGATACTCCGATGGGTAATATTGCGAGAGCATTATTAAAAGCAGGGGCAAAGCTAGGCGTGAGCAGTAGAGGCAGTGGTAATGTAAATGAGTCAGGTAAAGTATCTGACTTTGATATTATAACAGTCGACATTGTGGCCCAGCCTAGTGCACCAGATGCTTATCCTAAGACTATCTATGAGAGTTTGTTTAATATGAAAGGCGGTGCAATGTTGCACGAACTAGCCGGACAAGTTACACACGATATAAGTGCAGAAAAACACCTGATAAGCGAGATACACAAACTTATCAGAGAATTAAAAATATAACAGAGAAGTAGGAGACTACTATGGCAGTGACATTTAAAGACCTAATTGAAGGAACAGACTTAACTTCTGAAGTTAAGGAATCCTTGCAAGAAGCATGGGAAGCAAAAGTCTCTGAGGCAAAAGAAGCAATGACAGCTGAACTCCGTGAAGAGTTTGCACAGCGATACGAGCATGACAAGAGTCAAATCGTAGAAGCTGTTGACAACTTTATTACAGATAAAGTAACAGCAGAAGTTGCAGAAATTGCAGAAGAAAAAGGGGCTCTCGCTGAAGACAGAGTCAAATATCACAAAGCCATTAGTGAACACGCTAAACTGTTGAATTCTTTCGTAACTGAAAGTTTAGCAAAAGAAGTTAAAGAACTCCGTGCAGACAAATCAAGAGTAGCAGAACACGTTACTAAACTTGATGAGTTTATCACAGAATCTTTAGCATCTGAAATTGCTGAGTTTCACGAAGATAAGAAATCATTAGTAGAGCAAAAAGTCAAAATGGTAAGAGAAGGCAAGAAGCAATTAGCGGAAGCTAAGAAGAGCTTTATTTCTAAGGCTGCTAACTTAATTGAGAATAAAATCAATACAGTTATCACTGAAGAAGTCAAATCTTTCCGAGACGACATCACTAAGAGCCGTGAGAATGACTTTGGACGTCGAATTTTTGAAAGTTTCGCTAACGAGTACAACACATCGTACTTGAACGAAAGCAAAGAAATTAAGACGCTACAGAGAACACTCGCTGAGATGGAAACTACAATTAACGAAGCAACAGCAACAGTAGAAGCATCGCAAGACGCATCTAAATTAGTTGAAAGCAAGTTAAGAATAGCAGAAGATCGTTACACTCGTAAAGAGACACTTAACGAACTAATGGCGCCACTTGGCAAAGAGAAGAAAGAAATCATGTCAGATTTACTTGAAAGTGTTACCACTGAAAAACTAGAAGGTGCTTTTAATAAGTACTTGCCTAGCGTTTTAGATGGCGAATCACCTAGAGCGAAGAAGACATTGTCTGAATCAGTAATTAAGGAACATACTGGTAATAAAGAAACTGTGCAAACAGCATCTGATGACGAAAAAGATAATGTAGTCGAACTCGATTACATTAAAAAACTAGCCGGACTTTCAAAATAACAGGAGTAATTAATAATGGCAAATTTATTTGAAAGCAACTGGTCCGCAACCAAAGAAGCATTGCTTGAAGGTGTTTCTGGAAACAGAAAATCTTCATTGGATGTGGTCCTCGAGAATACTAAACGGTATCTATCAGAGGCCGCAAGCACAGGTGCAACGGGTGCAGGTTCAGTCGCAACATTAAACAAGGTAATGTTACCTTTAATAAGAAGGGTTATGCCTTCAGTAATAGCTAATGAGCTAGTCGGCGTACAGCCAATGACTGGTCCAGTTGGCCAAATACATACACTAAGAGTCCGTTATGCGGAAACTGGTGGCGGTGCTACAGCAGGTGACGAGGCTTTAAGTCCTTTCAAACTTGCTTCAACTTACGCAGGATCTCCAGATGCTACAGCAGCAGCTGAGGGAACTCCAGGTAAGAAGATGAGCATCCAAATCTTAAAAGAAACAGTGGAAGCTAAGACTAGACGTCTAAGTGCTCGTTGGACTTTTGAGGCAGCTCAAGATGCAGAAAGCATGCATGGTGTTGATGTCGAAGCAGAAATTATGCAAGCATTAGCACAAGAAATCGTAGTTGAAATCGACCAAGAAATTATCGGTTCATTACGATCACTAGCAGGTGCTGGTACTACTTTAGACTTTAGTTCTTTAAGTGGTCAATCAGTATATGTCGGTGACAGACACGCAGCTTTAGCAATTGAA